GGCGCAGTAATTTCTGGAACTGTGTCAGTGTCAGGCAACATCACTGGCGGTAATATCCTGGGCGGAGCCAACGTTAATGCCACAACACACACAGGCGCTACTGTGTCAGTGTCAGGCAACATCACTGGCGGCAATGTCTTAAATAACGGATTGATTTCTAGTACCGGTAATAGTACTGCTGCCAATTATCTAACTGGTGGCGTGATTTCGGCCACTGGCAACATCACTGGTGGTAATCTAAGTGGCACCAATATTGTGGGTACGTTAACTACAGCCGCACAAACCAATATTACAAGTGTTGGCACTTTGGGTAGCTTGTCAGTGACCGGTAATATCACAGGTGGCAATGTGCTGGGTGGCGCCAACGTCAATGCCACTACACACACAGGTACTACTGTTAGTGTAACTGGCAACATCACTGGTGGTAACTTGAATGCTGCTGGCTTGAGTTTATCCAGCAATGTGGTGTCAGCTCTGGTTTCGGCTGCCAACATCACCACAACTGCCAACATTGCAGGTGGCAACTTAATTGGCACAGTTGTTGGCAATGTTACTGGAACCACAGTTTCAGTAACTGGCAACATCACAGGTGGCAATTTAAACGCAGCAGGATTGAGTCTAAGTTCAAACGTGGTCAGTGCATTGAATGTGACTGGCACTATTGCTGGTGGAAATGTTACAACACCTGGGTTGATCAGTGCCACTGGCAACATCACTGGTGGCAACATAACTATCTCAGGGTCAGCCAACATATCTACCTTTATAGGTAATACTTTCTTCGGCTCTGTTCCCGCACAACCAACTTACTATAGTATTGCTCCGCTAAATCTTAATAACAGTTTAGCGGCCGCAACAAAAGTTCAGTTGAATTTGATCAATACAGGCGGTGGTGCAGGTGCCGGATCAGCAATTGATTTCTACACTTATCTGCTTTCAGTTGCCGCTGCCAACGCCGAAGCCAGAATAGCTGCTATTGATGATGGCAGTTATTCGGCCTATCTCAGTCTTCAAACAAAAACTCCCGGCGCCACTGGCACCAATCCATTAGTTGAACGAGTAAAAGTTGATTCAACTGGCTTATCGGTGACTGCAAACATCACTGGTGGCAACTTGATAACAGCGGCCGCTGTATCAGCAGCCTCAGTAAGTGCAAGTGGCAACATCACAGGTGGCAACATCCTAGGCGGAGCCAACGTCAATGCCACCACACACACAGGAACCACAGTATCGGTAACTGGCAACGTTAATGGTGGTAATTTGATTTCTGCTGCCTTGGTGCAAGGAGTCACTGTTTCGGCTACAGGCAACATAACTGGCAGTTATTTCATTGGCAATGGGTCGGCTCTTACTGGGATTACAGCGTCAGGCGGAACAAGCATTACCAACGGCACATCAAACGTGGTTGTTGCTGCCAGCGGCAACGTCACTGTGGCTGTAGCAGGCACCAATCCAGTGACAACTTTTGCATCAACAGGCGTGTACGTTCCTGGGCTGGTTTCAGCGACTGGCAACATCACAGGTGGCAACGTACTAGGTGGAGCCAACGTCAATGCTACCACACACACAGGAACCACAGTTAGTGTAACTGGCACAATAACTGGTGCAAGTGTAGTGGGCGGGGTAATGACCGGTACTAGTTTAAGTGCCAGTGGCACTGTAACAGCAGCCTCAACAGTGGGTGGGGTAATCACTGGATCAAGTGCAAGTGTCACAGGCAACGTCACTGGCGCAGGACATGTTGGTACCATTTATACCAACAGTATTATCAATACTGGTGCTAACGCTACCGGTAACATTGGCAGTGCAACTTTGTATTTTAACACGGTGTTTGCCAAAGCTACTTCAGCACAGTACGCTGACTTGGCCGAAATGTACTCAGCAGATGCAACCTACACACCGGGCACTGTGGTTGAGTTTGGCGGCGCCGAAGAAATCACCGTCACAACACAAACACACAGCACACAAGTGGCTGGGATTGTGTCCACCCATCCCAGTTACCTGATGAACAGTACTCTGGACTGCAAACATGCAGTAGAAGTGGCCCTGGTCGGGCGTGTGCCATGTCAAGTGATTGGCCCCATACGCAAAGGTGATCGCCTGGTTGCTAGCCATGTTCCAGGAACTGCACAAGCTCTGACACCAGAGTTGTACCAACCCGGATGTATAGTTGGCAAGGCCCTGGAGCATTACAATTCGGATCAACCAGGCATAATTGAAGTTGCAGTGGGAAGAACATGATGCAAGCCAGATATCGTGCAGATTATGTAGGCGAATTTGTAATTGTTGACACCAAATGGTCCGGCGGAAAGAAAACAGAAACTCGTGAATGGATTCCTAACCCCATTGTGAACCAACACATTTCGGGTCGTGCGGCCTGCATTGGTAGCAATGTGGATCATCCAACTGTGGGCAGCGGTTATACATTTGACTATACTCGTTTACAAAAACATCGTGGTGGTCTACTGGGCAGCAAAAAATTACAGACCTACGGAGTAGGATCAGCTGCAACCGAAATGCGTTTGGATTTTGCAGTAGAAAATCAAAAAGACGGGCTAGACACCTTGCTGGCCACCGAGTATCCAACTGATCATATTGTTTATACTACTCCTCGCAACTGTGTTAGATACCCAGGACAGTTTTATCTAATTCCCTATGATCCACAATTGATAAACATGGCCACTGTGGTGTATCTAGCAGCATTTGACGGACACCAAGAAATCTTTTTACTGGGCTACACTGACTATGTTGAACCATCTCACAAAGATTGGATTGCCCAGATTGCTGGTGTATTTTTGGCCTATCCCGGCACAAAATTTTATTTGGTGGGCGAATCGACTCGCATGTACGATGATTGGTTGGACTGTTTTAACGTGTCTACCATGCAATACCCAGAATTTATCAGCTACTGCGACTGTTAGACACTGGCTTCGATAGTGAGTATTTTGTGTTGTACCGCTTCAAAATTCACAGTGCTCCACAGCCCAGGATGCATGGGTCGAGGCCATGTACCAGAATTGATCCAAGCGTAACCTATGTGTTCGTGATTCAGTACAGGACGAAACTCTGCGCCCACTATGCAAAAAAATGTGTGATATTCAAAATTTGAATCTGGTGTGGTAAATTTTTCCAACGGAATCATGCGCACATAGTCGGGCATGAATCCCAATTCCTCGTCGCACTCTCTGGTGATGGCAGTCATCAAAGTTTCGCCCGACTCTACACGTCCACCTGGCAGTCCCCAGGATCCAGGATGCTTAGGGTCATTGCGCATGAGATACAGATAACGATGGGTGTCAACTGCATAAAACCAAACACCTACTGCTTTTACAACACTAGAGTCCATGTGCCCCCGGGATATAGGCCTTGATAACTTTTGATCCAGCCCAAGCCGTTCCACTCGTACTGTATTTCTGTTGTGATGTTGGTGACATACTGTATATTATCTGGACTTGAGGTACTGTCAAAAGAAACACGCCATCTAATGCCGTCGTATTCCACAATGTCGTTGGCCCGTGCAACCAACGGGCTCTCATCGATTCCGGCCCAGGCTTCGGCATAGCCTTGATTGAATGTGCCAGTGGACTCGGTGAACAAATATCTTTGTCCAGCAGTGGCCGTAATCAATCCAGCGCCAGGTCCGTTGCGCAACGGATCAATTACTGCATCCACTGGCGCCAGTGTGTTGGATGGAACTGTTGCAGTATCCACACTAAACAACATGTAACGGTCGTCGGTGGGGTCGTATGAAATATGCCCAACCACTTGACTACCATCTTCTTGTTCCAGCTTGACATAACTGATGCCATCTCTCAAGACTCCGTACAATCCAACCACATTGTGCCATAGCAAATTGCTGGGCGGACTGTTGGGCACATTGAGACTGGCGTTGGGTTGATCAATCACCTGTGCTTCGGCCAAGACCTGCAGGCGCCCAATGGTGCCAGGCGATCCGCCAATCAGCAACACCTGATATCCATAAGGAGTGATTGCTTGCCTGGTGCCCATCAACAAATCGTTGTCCAGCACTGCATTGCTGGCGTCACCGTTGGCATCAAACACACTGGCAATCACACGCTCAACTACACCCAATTTTTTAACTTTGGCTGGACTAGAGATCCAAATTGGTATGCTAAAAGTCAAGGTGGCCATGTCAATTGGATTTTCAGTACCTACCGGTATTGATTTGCTGCTCCATTTTACATTTTCGAGATTGCACACAGTGAGGCTGGTCCAGTCAATAAAATTATCAGTGCTTTGTATTTCTAAGCTGGGATTAAACAACACCAAAATCTGTTCTAGAATCTGCATTTTTTGATTGGTGTTGCTGGTCCAAATATCCAAGTTGATAGTCAGTTTGTACGGCACCGGCATCAGGCGCTCGATTGAAAATGCATTGCCCTGTGTGGTTTCGTATGTGTCGGTGGCCTGATCGTAGGTTCTTTGACGAACCTGCAGGGTATTTACAAAATTGGGTTCTTGTATGCGAGGTCGATCATAATCCAATGCAGTGATATAAAAGGTCATCAACGGAGTAGATGGCATGTCATTGGCTGAATTTTGTTGAATAATGGTCTGTGCCTGACGACTGGCATCACCGTAGCGCACCGGCACACGAACCAAGGTATCGTTTTTGCCTGATTCGTTGATGCCGTACTCCACACTGAAATTGGAAAATATTCGAGCAAACTGTAGAAGGAAGCGACGAATTTGTTCGTCATAAAAATAAGTGGCGATGATTATCTCCCAGGTGGTCTCGGATTGGGCGGCAGATCACCACCTTGGTCACCATTGTCGGCCTGTGGCCGCAGAATCTGACTGAGACTTTGGCGACTGGGGATGTTGCCCATGTCTGTAGTAGACACTGTGTAAGGATTGTTGACAAAGCCGGCTCGCTGGGTAAGCGCACCAGTGGCCATGTCAAGATCAGTGCGCACATTACTGCTGATGGCCAACCAAGCTCGCCCATTGTATCTGAACAAACGATTGGGAAAGTAGTCCAGTCTTAATGCATAGTCTCCTGGCGATGGGTTAGGCGGAAAACTTACACCGGGGGTGACTGGCAGGCCATTGGGGGCATATTGGTCGCCAGTAAGATAGCCCATGGTGTAACCAAACCCAGTTGGGGTAGTGCCTAGTCCGCCTTCCGGGGTGCTGGAGTCAGCGTCTTCAAAACTGGTAGTGGTCCCGGCGCCGCCGGGTTGATTTATCGATTGTGTTGGTAAAATATAGAACTTGGTCACATCGTAACCACTGAGCGGCACGTCGGCCTGTGCCTGTACCAACAATGCATCGTTGATTTCCAGATCTTTGGGCCTAGTACTCATTTGATCGCCCACTGTGGTAGGATTGGTGATCACAGTCCAGTAAGGTTGCCCGGTGCCTGGATTGACAGCATCGATTGGGGTGCCGGGTGGCACATTGACCGCAGCCTGATAATAGGTGTTGCCATTGTTTACCGTTTCGCCTGCAGGATAAAAATTACCTGGATCCCAGATATTTTCGGGCATGAATGGCTGGTCGATGATCTGACTGTATTCCTGTGCATTGACCATGGGTGTGGCCTTGATGCGCCAGGTGTGCGGCAACCAAGTTTGACTGAAACCTTCGCTGGCATAGTTGCCGTCTTGTATCACATAATATCTGGGCAGTGCATTGGGTATAGCTCGATTCAACGGATGATAGTCTTTGAGGTTGGGCACTTCGATCACATCGCCCACCATCAGTTTACGGCCCAAGGTGTCAATCATGTTGTTGTAATGAAATGTGATAAACAGGGTATCGTTGTTCAAAAACAACCCAAATTGTGTGAGATCAAAGTCAACATCTTGTGTACGGTAAACACCACGCATGATGTACACGTCAGGATCATACGCTCGATCTCTGTTTTCCAACAACAGCAGATCTTCTATGAACAACGGATTTGATTCGTTGTAAATGGGCAAGGTGGCATCACCGGGCGTGTTGGCCTGCGCAGGATTCACTATTGGTCCAATGTACTTGTGTACATAAATGTCCAAGCCGCCCACGGTGAACATTTCTGATATGGTACGATCAAAAAACTGATAGTCACTGGTTCGATTGGGACGGTAGAGGCTTAGGCGTGGCATAGTAGTGTATTTATGGGCCGGTTGACCGAATATTTCCAAAATGCTATAATATGGACTTAACAACAAAGGAGCCAGCAATGAGTGATTTAGTTACCAATTTGCACAGCGAGATGATCAACAGCATAGCACCAAACTATAGTATTAACTATGAAGCAGAGGCTCTTGCCAGTTTTGAAACCTCTGGTGATGACTTGATGGAAGCACTTGAGACTCGTGCTACGGACTTTATTGCAGAGACTACTGGCGCAGATGTGCGCGAGGATCTGGGCGGGCTTACTGTATTTTTCCGTGGTAATACTTTGGTTGCATTTTATGATTACGAGCAATTTAAAGGGCATGTGTTCTAAAACCCTGAGCCCGAAAGGGCTTTGGGTTGACCAATAATTGCCATTCTGCTATAATTACATATAATTTAAAGGAGCCCCAATGAACGCAACACGAGCCGCTGTCAAGCCATTGAACCCTCGCAGTCCTGACACCAAATATACAGGATTGGAACCCACATGGCGTGTGCAACCCGCAGATGACCGCACCAGTCAACTGAGTTCGGCGTTCTCGTGGTACAACTACTTCTACGGCAAAAAAGATGCACGTGAAATGCTGGTAGCATATTTGGAAAGCCATGGGCGTAAATCTGATGTTCGGGCCTTAAAAGGCGTGCCGGACCATGCTATTCGACTGACCACGGCCTGGCTGTGCCGCATGAGCATGGTGGGATTGGAACTCACTGATTCAGAATCAGTGCGATTGGAAGGCTACATCCAGGAAATACTAAAATCACGTGAACCCGAAGTGGTGGTTGTAGAAACTGTGCCTGTGGCGGCTAGGCCCAACATTCAAGATCGCTTGCGTGAAAAGGTATCAGAGTGTGCCGGTGAACTGGACGGCATGTTTGATGAGTTTGTTGTTGCCGGCGCCAAAATGTCAGCAGACTACAAACCAATCACAGTTATCCGTGGGCTAAATGTAGCACCTCAAATGATCGCAGACATTGCCGATATTTGGAAAGCCAAATTGTCAGAGTTTGAAACTGTGATCGAAGGTAAAGATGCACAGTTGGTTGAAGGTTACAGCTACCTCAGCAAAATCCAAATGCGCAACATTGTGAAATTTTGCGAAACAGTGATCAACGACTGCGGTGCCTATGTACAAATCAAGAAAGTTGAACGCAAGCCACGCAAGGTCAAGTCAGTGCCTCCCGAAAAACGTGCAGCAAAATTCAAGCTCATGATAGAGTTTGCTGAACTCAAACTCAAAGGGTTGCCGGCCGCAAGTTTAGTGGACAAGGCAGAAGCATGGTTGTATGACACCAAGAAGCGCAAGTTGATCCACCTTGTGGCTGACAGCCATACACAGGCATTCACTGTAAAAAGCAACAGCATTATTGGTTTCAGTACCATTGAGACCATGCAGAAAACTGTGCGCAAGCCAGCAGATGTTGTTCGAGCTGTACAAGCCGCAGGCAAGCCCGCCGCACGTAAGATCTACAAAGATCTCTCTACTACAGAAACAGCTTGGAACGCTAGAGGCACAGAGAACTTGTTGATACTCAAGGCCTGGTAAACTGCTAAATACAGGGAACGGAGCTTCCCTATATGGCCTTAGAAAATCAATCCACACTTGACACACTTAAACAAAAAATGTTTGAGTATGTGCAACTGCAACTGGGCAGTCAGATTGTGGATATTGAATTGGATGCCGAACACTACGAAGCGGCCTATCAAAAAACCATTGGTACTTACCGCCAACGTGCTCAAAATGCCTATGAGGAAAGCTACAGTTTCCTGGAGCTGGTGACCAATGTCAATATCTACGACTTGCCACAAGAAGTGATATCAGTGCGTCAAATCTACCGTAGAACATTCGGCGACTCAACAGGCCCAT